TGGCATTTAAAAAACTATGGACATATTACAAGTTGGGAAGCTATAAAAGAATATGGTGCTACTAGACTTGCTGATATTATATATAAATTAAAAAAAGATGGTTATAATATACATACATCTGATTTAAAAGTTGAATCAAGATTTGGTAAAAAAACAACTATAGCTAAATACTTATATTTTAAACCTACACCAATATTTGAACAGAAATTAATATGGGGTTAAAGACTATTAGTAAGTTAAAAAAAGAATTAGATAAATGGTTTAGTCTTTACATTAGACTAAGAGATTGTGATGATAATGGTTTGGTAATTTGTTTTACTTCAGGTCGTAAATATCATTACAAAAATATTCATGCAGGTCATTTTATTTCTAGAAAACAATTAGCAACAAGATGGTCAATTATAAATGTGCAGCCACAATCAGCAGCAGATAATCTGTTTGGTCAAGGAGAGCAGTATAAGTTTGGTTTAAACTTAGATTCTAAGTATGGAAAAGGAACTGCTGAACAGTTATCTATAAATGCAAGACAAACATTAAAAATGTCTAGGATAGATTATGAAGAAAAGATAACTTATTATAAATCAGTTGTTAATAAAATAAAACAAGAAAAAAATATAGAATAATTAATTTATTTATATTTGATAATGGAAAAACCAATTTTTTCTAGTACAAAGCATCAAATTTTAGTTTCGGAGTATATGAATTTAATGTTATCATCTGTTAAAGAATGTTCTACTAAATCAAAGTTTGAAAATTTTAAAGAGGTATTTAATATAATTATTGAATATCACAATGGTTATGGTAAAAGTGTAGGTATGGGTAACTGGAATGATTGGTTAATGATTCTACCAATTAATTTATCAGTTATGACTAATGGGTATTTTGCAGGACTAGAAACAAAACGAAATGCAAAATCAATAAGAGTATACAAAGTTTTATTAGATAAATATTTAGAGGATTTAGTTTTAGATTTATCAGAATTAGAATTTGTAAATGAATAAAATTTATATAGAAATATCAAAGCTAACTGATAAGTTTATAGAAATGTCTTATGGTCTTGTACAAAATGAAACAGAAATAAAAAATGCAGTACAAGAGTTAATGCTTTATCTACTTACAATGAATCCAGAGCAATTAAAAAGTATTTGGGAAAAAGATGGTAGGGATGGTATTATAAAATATGGTGCAGTAGTTTTAAAAAGAAGTTACACATCTGTAAGAAGTCCTTTTTATTATAAGTATAAAAAATACTACAGGAACTTAGTTACACCTACTGCTAATTATTCATTTGCAAAAAATAACTTTCATAAAAGTATTTATAACTTACCAAATGTAAAAGTAGACACTTACCAAAATGATAAGATAGAACTTATAGAAAAAGAATTAAATAAGTTGTGTTGGTATGATAAAAAGATTTTTGAGTTATATTATGGAGAATCAAATACATTAGATTCTTTAGCAAAGAAAACTGGTATAAGTAGAAATAGTTTATTTACTACAATAGATAAAGTAAGAAATATATTAAAAGAAGAATTATTAGATGATTAATATTACAAACGAAGATAATATGGAACTAATGTCAAGATATGAAGATAATCACTTTGACTTAGCAATAGTAGACCCTCCTTATGGTAAAAAACCTAGTAGAAATAAAGATGGATTGGGAGTAGCAAAAAGAAATTTTGAGAGTGGTTGTGATGATTGGGATATAAAACCTAATAAAGAATATTGGCAAGAATTATTTAGGATAAGTAAAAATCAGATAATATGGGGAGGGAATTATTTTATAGAAAATTTATATAGTAGTAATAGCTTTGTAATATGGGATAAGGAAAGAATAGGAAATATATATGCAGATTGCGAAATGGCTTGGACATCTTTTAATTCAGTTGCTAAAATATTTAAGTTTCAATGGCATGGAATGTTGCAAGGAGATATGAAAAACAAAGAAGTAAGAATACATCCAACACAAAAACCTGTTAAACTTTATGAATTTTTGCTAATGACTTATGGGAAAGAAGGAGATAAGATACTAGATACTCACTTAGGAAGTGGAAGTATTGCAATAGCTTGCCATAATCTTAAATATGATTTAACAGCTTGTGAACTTGACAAAGAATATTTTGAAGCAGCTTTAAAACGTTTAAAACAACATCAAGCACAATTAAGAATAATATGAGTAATTTCTTTGTCAAAGATGAGGTGTATCAAGAACGTATAGCATTATGCAGAGAATGTGTATATTACTTTAAACCTACTGGAAATTGTAAAGTATGTTTATGTTTTATGAAAGTAAAAGCTAGGATAGGAGTAATGGAATGTCCTCAGAAGTATTGGAGTAAGACAACAGAAGTAGTAAGACCTGATCACATACCTGAAGAACTAATAGAAGAATGTTTATTAATTTGGGATGATGTAAAGACAGGAGTAGCAAAGAACGTAACAGTAAAAAAGAAAATGATTGAATTGTATAATACAATACATGGTACAAATTATAAACCTACAAGTAATTGTGGAACTTGTTTAAATAATTGTTATCATGGAATAAGACAAATAGTTGAGAAATATAAAACATAAAAGATGAAAGATAAAACACCAAATTATTATACAGGTAAAGTATATGGTTATAAAGCATTTGATATTATAGAGGACTATGAATTAAACTATAATTGTGCTACTGCACTTACTTACATTTTAAGAAGTGATAGAAAGCATAGTAGTGCCGATGAATGTTTACAAAAAGCTATAGACCATTTAAGCAATCAATTAAAAATATTAAAAAAAACTAAATAAAGACAATGCCGAAAAGAAATAAATTATATTGTTCTAAAACAACAAATCTTTTTATAATGCAGTTTGGTTTTTCATATCCTGAAACATCTTGGTGTACAAGAGGAAGAAAAGATACAAGAACAAAAGAACATGGTAAGCAAAGAATAGAACTTAATAAAAAAGCTATATGTTAAAATATCAATGTAACAAATGTGAGATACAAAAAGAATTAAGTAGAGTAGTAATGAAAGTGATAGATGGCAAAGTAGTTAATGTAGGAACTGAATGTCCTGAATGTGGAGAGTATATGCAAGAGATTTATAAGTTTGGAGGGTTTCCTAGTATTAAAAGAACAGAACCATCGTTAAGCAAAAGCAAAGATAGAATGTGGAAAGATACTAAGTCTAAATTTACCAGTTAATGAAATTTGTAATAAAGGATGATAAAGACAAGCAAAGTTTAATAAACTATTTAAAGGAGTTAGGAAACGATTATATAGTTGATGTAAAGAAACAAAGAAATAATAGATCAAATATGCAAAACAATTATTACTGGAAATGTATTGTACAGGTATTATCTAATGAGTTAGGTTATTTTCCTAATGAGATGCACGATATACTAAGGGCTAAGTTTCTTAATGAATGGGAGATGTTAGAGATAAACGATAAGAAAATAGGTATAAACAAGATAGGAAGTACGGCAACACTAAACACTAAAGCATTTGAAGTATATGCAGAACAAATAAGAATATGGGCTTTGTCTGATCTAGGGATAAGATTAATGTTACCAAACGAATACAAATGAAAATATTAAACTTATATGCAGGAATAGGAGGTAACAGGACTTTATGGGGAGATGAACACGACATCACGGCTGTAGAGATTAATTCTGAAATAGCAGGAATTTATAAGAGTAAGTTTCCTAATGATAAAGTTATAGTAACAGATGCTCACTATTATCTTCTTGAACACTATAAAGAGTTTGATTTTATTTGGAGCAGTCCTCCTTGTCCAAGTCATAGTAAGTTATGCTATAGTCAGAACACTAAACAATATATAGACGTTACATTATACCAACAAATAATATTATTGAAGTCTTGGTTTAAAGGGAAGTATGTTATTGAAAATGTAATCCCTTATTATGATTATTTAGTAGATCCTAATTTTATTATAGGTAGACACCCTTTTTGGAGTAATTTTAATGTAACACCTTTAGAAGTAAAAAATATAGATGTTACAAGAAGTACTACTAAAGAATTATCTGAATATTTAGGAATACCAATACCAAGATACAAAGCAGGTGTTACTTTACGGAATAGTGTAGAGCCAACAACAGGATTACATATTTTAAATTGTGCAGAAGGAATTATTAAAGCAAATGATAATCAACAAAATAAATTGTTTTAATTTCTATTATATAATAGATTTGAATAATCAATCTTTTTCAATTATGGATAAACGAATAAACAACGGAGGTAAAAGAGAAGGTGCTGGTCGTAAAGGTAAAGCAGAAGAACAAAAGTTAATAGAAAATCTAACACCTATGAATCCTGATGCTTTAAAGTCATTAGAGATAGGTTTAAAGAATAAAGAACAATGGGCAGTTAAATTATTCTTTGAGTACTTCTATGGTAAACCACAACAAAGAGTAGATGTTACGAGTAATAGTGAAACATTAAATATACCTATAATAAACTTTGTTGAATCCGAAACTGAATAAAAAGTATAGTGTACTATTTTCTTCTAATTGTAGATACTATATAATTACAGGAGGGAGAGGTTCAGGTAAATCTTATGCAGTAACTGTGTTTCTTACTTTGCTTACAATGGCACAAGGTATAAGGGTATTGTTTACAAGATATACTATGGTATCTGCACATCTATCTATTATACCTGAGTTCTTAGAAAAGATTGGTTTATTAGGTTATGATTCTATATTTAGTATTAATAAATCAGAAGTAGTAAATGAATCAACTAAAAGTGATATACTATTTAGAGGTATTAAAACTTCATCAGGTAATCAGACAGGTAATTTAAAATCTTTAACTAATGTATCAAATTGGATTTTAGATGAAGCAGAAGAACTTGTTGATGAGAATATATTTGATACTATTGATTTAAGTATAAGGGAAAAAAATATACAGAATAGAATTATATTAATACTTAATCCCACAACAAAAGAGCATTGGATATATAAACGATTCTTTGAAGATAAAGGTATACAAGCAGGTTTTAATGGCATTAAAGATAATGTCTGTTACATTCATTCTACTTACTTAGATAACAAGCAGAACTTATCAGATAGTTTCTTACAAAGGATATATACACTTAAAGAAAACAATCCTAAAAAGTATTTACATAAGATTCTTGGTGGTTGGTTAGATAAAGCAGAGGGTGTTGTATTTGATAACTGGACAATAGGAGAATTTAATCCTGATAACTTACAGACATCTTGTGGTATGGACTTTGGATTTTCTATTGATCCTGATAGTCTTACAGAAATAGCTATAGATAAAAGTAAGATGAAGATATACATTAAGGAACACATTTACAGAAATGGTTTGAAATCTCATGAGTTAGCTAAGATTATATTGGATAAGGTAGAAAACAAATTAATAATAGCTGATAGTGCAGAACCAAGACTAATAGAAGATTTAAGGCACTTAGGAGTTAATATAAGACCAGTTAAGAAAGGAACTATAGAAAGTGGTATAACTCGTATGCAAGACTATCAATTAGTTGTTACGGCTGAATCTACTAACATAGCTAAAGAGTTAAACAATTATGTATATGCAGACAAAGGTTCTAAGTTATATGTAGATAATTACAATCATGCCATAGATGGAATCCGTTATAACGTTATATATCATTTAGACAATCCAAACTTAGGTAAATACTATGTGCAATAAAAAAAGGTGCAATTCTAAGAATTAACACCTTTTAACTAATTAAAGCTATGAAAACGATGCAATATTACGATATTAAACTATATTAACCAAATTTCTATTATATATTATGCAGGTAAAAATTAAAAAAGATGGTAAGGAAAAAAACTACAATCTTATTAATAGTTGGGAAGATGTAACACTTGAGAAATGGTCTAAACTAATTAATAGTCAAACCAAATCTAAAACAAAAGAAGCATTAGATACAATAAGTGTTTTATCTGATATACCTGCTAAACTTATTAAGGAGTTAAAGATTAGTGATGTATCAGTTATTTTAAGTAAGATAGCTGAGTTACAATCTAAAGCAAATAGTACCTTAAGAAAAATTATTAAAGTAGATGGTGTTGAGTATGGGTTTCATCCTAGTTTATCAGATATTAGTTTAGGAGAATATGCAGACTTAGAAACATACATACAAAACGGAGTAGAAAAAAACTTGCCTAATATAATGGCAGTTCTTTACAGACCGATTGTAGAAAAGAAAAATAAATTTTATACTATTACATCTTATGATGGTAGTGGTGTAAGGGTTAGAGCAGAGAAATTTAAGAAGATGAAAGCAAATGATGTAAATAGTGCGTTGGTTTTTTTTTGGACTTTAGGCAACAAACTATCGACGATTTTGCCATTGTATTTAATGGAACAAACGAAGAAAGTGATAGAATCTCTACAGATGAACAATTCGCAAAAAAGTGGAGTTGGTTCGGTATAATGTATAGATTGACAAATGGGGAGATAGTAAATTTAGAAAGGATAACAAAGTTAAGTTTATATGAATGTTTAACTTGGTTAAGTTACGAAGTAGATTTAAATGAAATAAAAACAGTTCAAAGATGACGCATTTTAAAAATTATAACAATACAATAGATACCTTAAAACAATTAGGTACTAATCATTATCAGATTAAAACTGTTACTACTGGAGATATATGGGAGATTGATCTAGAAAAAAATACTTTATTTCCTTTAATGCATATCAATCCAATTAATGCAGTAGCTGCTACACATCAAATGACTTTAAACTTTCAAATCTTTATAATGGATTTAGTATTTAATGATGAGAGTAATGAGCAAGAAGTATTATCAGATTGTCTTAGTATTTGTAATGATTTGATAGGTACACTTAAAAACGGAGAAAGTTTATACTTGTCAGGTGCTAGTCAGGGAGAAAGTCCTGCATACTTTACAGAGGGAGATGTAACTATAGAACCATTCACAGAAAGATTTGATAACTCAGTAACTGGTTGGGTATTTACCTTACCAATAGTAATAGAAAATAACTACAATACTTGTATAGCACCACAAGCAACAACATACGCAGGTAAATAATGTTTAAAATAAAAATAGGAAAATTAACAATACAACTAATACCCCCAAAAATAACTTATAAATTATAATTATGGCAGATTTAACAACAACAATTAGTGAAAGTGTTACTTTGAACTCAGCAGTCAGAGGAACAACAAACACAATAACAACTACAGGAATTAATAATGTATATGAAAGAATTGTAACTTGTACTCATTCACAAGCAACTACATTAGTAGCTTTTAATAGTAATTCTTATGGTGCAGTAGTGCAATTAGATAAAGAAGATGTAAGATATATTAGGGTTACAAATCTTAATGCAACTATATCAGTAGAAATTGCTATAGTAGGTGCAGCAACTTTATATCAAGTAACTTTAAAAGCAGGGCAATCACATATATTAGGTGCAGCAGATAATATTATGTTGGCTGAAGCAGATACTACTCCAAGCTATGGAACAATGGCTGCTTTACAAAACATATCAGTTACACCAGTAGGAACTACTAATGTTGATTTAGAAGTGTTTGTAGCTAGTGTATAGTGGAGTCAATAGAAAGATACTTAAATAGCTTTGGTCAAAGTGTAGTCAATAAATCTAAAGGCATACTTAAAAAAAAGAAGAAAGTAGTAACTGGAACTCTTTTAAATAGTATATCTTATACTTTAAGTGAAAGCAAACAAGGATTTACTTTAAAGTTTTTAATGGCTGACTATGGTAAGTTTATAGACAAAGGAGTATCAGGAACAAAGAAAGATAGATATTATGTAGACTATAAAGGAAAGAAAAGAAAAAGTCCTTTTACTTATGGTAAAACAAGAGATGGTAGTTTAACTAGAGCATTAGATAAATGGATTGTAATGCGAGGTATTGCACCAAGAGATGATAAAGGTAGGTTTATATCTCGTAAGAGTTTAAAGTTCTTAATAGCTAGAAAAATATA